CGCCGTTAACAGCAGTTGGAGTGGTCTCTGTCCAGGTTGTCGGAATTCCGTTTGTGGTATCAGCACCAAGAGTGATTAAACCCTTGAGAGCGCCTGATGTTCCGTCACCAGTACCAACAACAGCTGTGTTGAGTTGTAGTGCGTAGTCAGCCATTAGATCGCCGAATACTAAGCGATCAAGACCGCCAGCAAGAGGTGATTGTTCTACAAGCTGAATCGATACATTCTCATAGCCTGAGATTGTACGAACTGGCGCTGTGACAGTTGATGAAACCATGTCGCGTGTTGTTGTTGCGGCGTTATCTGCTGACTGGAATGCAGCAAGTGTACCTGTTGTGATCTGCGGAATGTTGATGCTGTCTGTTCCTGCTGGTAGTGCCATGTTTGTAACAAGGTCAGCACCTACACGAGCAGCACGAGCGAATTCGGCATATTCATTGATTAGGTATAGGGGAGGAACTAGGTCTCCACCGGCTCCGTCAGTGCGTGAGATGTCGCGTGTTTCAACAGCAACTTCTTGTTGGTGGCGTTGCAAACGCTCCCATGAATTGCGGTCATTGCGAAGGTTTGCGCCAATCATGTCGCGAACGAATGAGTTGCGACCATCTTTGTCATATGTCATAGCTTCGCGAGTAACTACTGCGCCGCCAAATGTTGCAACCTTTGAATCCTTGCGAGATTCTGCGATTGCTGCTGTGCGAGCTTCTACCTTGTCGGCAGTTGCGATGCGCTCATCTAGTGCAGCAATTTCATCTTGCTTTACTGATGCGGCATCAAGAGCTTCTGCGGTAACTTCCTCAGCTGCTAAAGTTGTTTCAACCTCGGCAACAAGTGCATCACGCTGCTCCTTGAGTTTTGTGCTTAGAGTCATTTGTGACCCTTTCTCTTGGATGGATGTTTTGAGACCAGTCGGGGCGAATGCGCCGAGTGTTATGCCTTGCTCTTGCGAGTCAAGGAATGATGTTTGACCTTCAGGCTTAACTTGCGCTTAGCAAGATCAAGATCAACCTCATCTGTTGAACGCATTCCAACTGAAGTTGAGTCATAGGCAGGAAGGGTGACAACTGAAACCTCATAGAGGCGTTCAATGTCTGTCAGTGTACGAAGTCCGGCATCTTTAGTTTGTCCATCTGGAGAAACTGTGAATGCAAAACTCATTTTGTCCATATCGCCTCGGCGAAGTGCTGAGGAAAGTTCTTGAGCCTTTGGATTTGCTGGATCAAGAGTTGCTTCCATATAAAGGCCAGTTTTATCTTGGCGAAGTTGCAAAGTTCCTGATTGAGTTGAGGCCAGTGGAATGCCTTCCATATCGTGATTGACAAGAAGGAAAACTGGATCGTTAGATGCAAGTGCGCGAGTGAATGCGCCAGGTGCGATAACTTCGCGGAAATTCAAACCGCTTGCCTCACTGTTAAATGTTGCAGCGTAGCCGCCGATCTTAAGTGAGCCATCCTCGGTTGCAACAGCGCGAACTTCAGCAGTCATTGTGATTCGTTCTGCGGTTGCCATTGCTTTGCGTTGTTCAATCATGTCAATATCCTCCGAGCGTGGTGCAGGTAGGGCGGTGATAACTGTGAGAATGTCTGGTCGATGAACCACTGTCACATCGGTTGGAATCCAACCATTGCCCTGTTCCTTGTAAATACGAATTGAAAACGCTGGTTGATCAGGTGTTGTTTCAAGAGCATAGCCCTCAGATGATTTTGCCTGACCCTTTGTGACAACTTTTTCAACTTTGCCCTTAGCGCGACCATTTGAAGTGTTCCAAGATACGAATGAACCTTCACCAATACGAGCTGCGGAAGCGCGATTTTCAAATGGAGCCTTGATTGAATCATCGTTGAATTCTTTAGCAAGGCGGCCATAGTAAGCAGTCACCTTGTCTTTGATTTCCATTGCATCTGATTCAGGAATATCTGCTCCACCGCGAGCGCCGTTTAAGACACCGGCAACAGCAAAGATTCCTTTTGGAACCGCAACAAGTGAACCGTCAATAACATCAGCAAATCCAAGCTTGTAAGAGCCAAGCAATTTTTTGTTTGTTTCATCAACATAAAAGAACGCTTTGGCATATTTAGCCCAGTCCATGTTGTCTTTGCCGCCAGCATATTCTTGAACACGCTTGTCGGCAGCAGCGGCATCCCAAGTAGTATCGCGTGGAGCGATTGGAAGGTCTGAAGCGCCACTTGCTGATCTTGGCATAATCATCATTGGCATTGTTGCGCCATCTGTTTCCTCCTCAACATCATCCTCATCAATGCCTTGAGCATTGAGAGGATCAGGTGAAGGTTGAGTGACTTCTTGACCAAGGGAAGCGGTCAACTGCCACTTCCAGAACTGATGCTTGTCTAAGCGATCAGCTAGGAAATTTGCAACTCCTTGTTGGCCATAAGCAGTGGCGCAATCAAAGGCATCTGAAATTTCATCAAGGATCATGTCATTTGCTGCTAACAAGTCACTGGCCAAAGACATTGGATCTTGCAAAATTGTTGGCGCATCCTCAAGGCATCGAAGCGCCAAGAATGAAGGCAGTGTGAATGGTGCTAGGGAACCAAGTTTGCGAAGGTTCTCGGCGATTGGATCAATTGACCCATAAACATCCTCATAGATTTCATTAAAGAGTTTGTGATATTCGCTGAAGTCGCTTCCTTTAACATTCCAGTGTGCGCCATGAGCGCGGAAATAGAAGCTCACAACATCTGCGAGAAGTTCAGTCAGTTCCTCATTTAGATCAGGAACTTGATTCATGTCAGCCATGTCACCCTCCTCGGATGCCATCAGGGAAAGTGCTCTTGCACTTTTCGAGATTTGATTTCTGATTCTTGTTGACCAAGTAAAGCCAGCATCGCCGCCCCAGGCTGACCATGCAACTCTGCCTGGAGATGGAAAGCCATCCTCCCCAGAGTTGAATCCTTGCGCTTGCTTGTCTGTTTCATGTCTTTTGAAAAATGAATACATTCTCAAAATTGTTTCGGCGCTTACTGGATGACCAGCAGCCAAATCACTTGCTCTTTTCTTGCCAACAGCTGTGAATCCACCGCCAGCATGACCATCGGCAATCCAACCCAATGCTCTTTTGGCTTCCTCTTGAACCCCGTTTGGAACTCGGAATGTTTCAGCCATTATTCAAGGACTCCCATCACCGGCGCTGAAGGATCGGCATCCTCACCAAGAGCAGGATTTTGTCCTCCTGCGGTGACATTACCAGTCAGAGCTTGATTGAATGAATCGCCACCATCAAACGGTTCTAAACCTTCAATTTGGCGAACTTCGTTTGGAGTACGCGCACCCATTGAAACATTGATCATGTTCACTCTTGCGCGAGTTAACGCATCGGTTCGAAGTAACGCTGAAGTATCAAAGGCAACATCATCGCGTGGATCAAGAACTTTTGAAATAGCAATTTCAATTCTGCGAATCCAAGGTGCGATTGTGTGAGTCAAAAAGTTCAAAGATGCTTGTTCAACATTCTGATAAGTCTGATTATCGCCCATCGCACCAATTAGGTGATCAGGAATCCGGAAAATTCTAGCAATGTCACGAATCAATTGTTCGCGAGTCTTGATCATCTCGGCATCGGCGGCTGAAGTTGTAATTGGTCGGAACTTCAAACCATCAGAGAGAACTGCTGGCTTGCGGTGACGGCGGTGAGTTGCTTCCCAAGTTGCTTGGATAACTCTTGCCTGTTCAAGATTGAGTTTCTGATCTGTTTCAAGAATTCCTGAAGGTGTTCCACCCTCACCATAGAATTGCGCCAAGTGGCGATCCATAGCAATTGAAAGACCGATCAAGTTTCTTGCCTGATTCAGTGGGCTAATACCAACCAAAGATTGAGGCGGCGTGAACCAGCGAAGGTGAAGCATATCCTCGCGGTTCATTTCATTGCCAAGGTGTAAGTATCGGCGGCCAGTCATGTCACCAGTTGGCAAGACCTGCATTTGATAAGGGTGAAGCGGAACTAAGCCAATCATGTTTCCGAAACGATCTCGGTCAATCTTGACATAAGCGTTTCCATGCAAAGCTAGTGAGGCAACGATCTGATGCATCAATTCGTAAGTGTTTGATTCAGGATCAGGATCGGCAAGAACATCTGGAAGCGGCTTCATTGTTCGTTTGCCATCTTTGTCAATTGTGTAACAACGAAGTGGCATGGAAGCAACTGAGTCAGCAAGTAATGAAACCGCACCTAGAACAGCCGAAACGCCAAGAGCAGTCCATTCATCAATTCGCTCACCGGCAGCTGAGGTCATTGATGTCTGACCGTACAACTGGCTTAGCGGTGAAACATAATTATTGAACTGTGGATAACGCCCTGTTGTAAAAGATTGAATGCCTCGACTAAAGATGCTCACTTATTGCCTCCCAAGTCTGCCAAGAATGATCCAACAACCACTAGAACGCCTCCTGCGATAAGAGCAGCGCCAATGCCAAAGATGATTCCAAGACCTACTGAGATCATTGTTGCGCCAATCAATTCGGTGATTGTCGTGATTTGATCACGCATCTGGAACCTCCATTGAGAACGGGTCGAAAATTTGTGGCAATGCGCCACCTTGAGATTGCCACCAACTTGCTCTTTCAAGAGCCATGACGGATGAAACCGCTAAGTCAATGCGGCGCTTAGAGCCTTTTGCTTCCTTAGCAAGTCGCGATCCGCGATTGTCAGTTCGCAATTGGGCATTGCCAATATGTCTAGCAAGTTTGGCATCGCCGTTGTGAGTTAGATTTTTATTGACAACGGCTTCAAAGAATCGTGTTGTTGCCGGTGTCATGCGACTAGCAGTTTGCGGAAAGGTGACAACTGGCAAACCTTCATCATCAAGAATCTGAAATGTTCGCGCCCAACGGTAAGGGTCGCAAGCAATCTCTAACACTTGCCAACGGGTTGCGGCTCTGCGAATGGCATCCTCAACTTCTAGTACTGGAATCTGCCAGCTCGCATCTGCCTCATCGGGTTTCTCCCACACTGCCACTGGCATAATGTGAGGAACTTCGCCGACTGACACTGCGACAATGGCTGTGCAGTCACCGTTGAAGGAACCGTCAAAGCCAAGGACAACATCGGAACCGTCAGGAATTTCATGGTCATCGGCTAAGACATCCCAAGCGCCATGCGGTAGCCAAGTGTCGGAAGTGGATGTCCAAATGTTAAGTCGCTTGGTTTTGAATTCTGCCTCTGGCGTTCTCAGAATCGCTGAAGCGAAATCATCGGCGGCAACAATATCGTCAAAGCCAGGATTGGCTTCGCGCCAAGCTAAAGGATCACGATAGTCACCGTCATTGTTGGCTTCCCACCAAGCAAAGAAAAATGATGGATCAACAACTTCGCCAGCTGCTATTCGCTTGCCGTATTCATAAAGGCTGAAGCAAATTGAATCCTTGCCACTGTTGTCGCTTTTAACACCGGCGGTTGTAATCGCAACCAACATCGGTTCGATACGCGCACCCATAGCAAGTGACATAACATCAAAAAGTTCGCGATTGGGTTGTGCGTGTAATTCGTCAAAGCAAACTAGCGTTGGGTTCAGACCTTCTTTGGAGAAGGCATCTGATGAAAGTGCGCGATAGACACTGCCAGTTTTTGGATTGTGAATCGTATCCTTATAGACAGTTAGCAGTTCGGAAAGTTCGGGATGAAGGCGAACCATTTCCTTCGCTGTATTGAAAACAATTTTCGCCTGTTCCTTTTCAGCAGCGCAAGAATAAATCTCACCGCCTTGCGCTCCGAGAACTAGCGACTCAAGAGCTACTGCCGACAGCCAAGCCGACTTGCCATTTTTGCGTGGCAAACCGACAAGGCCGATGCGGTGACGGAAAGTTCCGTCAGCCTTGACTGCGAAAAGTTGTTTGGTGAGTTCGCGTTGCCAAGGTCTAAATACTAAATCCTCGCCAGCATGACCGGCGATAGAATCTTTTGTTATCTTGCAAAGAGTCTCTGCAAAGTCGGCGATGTCATCGCCACGCGATCTCTTGAGATCAGCTGCTGGAACTGGCGTTAGCCATTGCGGAGGAAAGCCCGCAATCTTTTTCTCTCTTGCCATTTCGCCCCCTGGCTGAAATTATTTTCTTGCCTCTCGCTTGGCAAGAAGTTTGTCAATTGCACTCATGGCTTGAACTTCCGCAACACCTAGTTTGCTTCGATCAGCTGGAGTTAAGCCAAGCATGGAAAAGTGCTTAGTAATTTCATTTTCTATTGTGGAAATCATTCCTACAACTGGATTTGCGTAAGCGTAACCTTTGTCTGTGTATAGAACCAAATCCATTGATTGCAACTTGGCGATATATTCAGAACGGCGATCTAACTTCTCGCAAAGTAAAGTTAGGATTGGTCGGTCAGTATTTCCAATCCAAGTTGCTATTGCTCGAATCTCAGACCACAATTTTTGTGCTTCGGGTGTTAAATGTTTTGGAGCTTCATCACTAACTTGAGGCAATAGTGTAACCGTTGCCAATTCTGGAAGTTTTTGTTTGCCAGGGTTGCCAAGTTTGCGCTTTAACTCATTTGGCTTTTGCGCTGTCATGGATACCTTTCCATTCCGAAATCAATTTGTTT